GCTGCTCTACACCCCACTTAAATACTTTCTTAGTATCATAGTTCACAAGTCCTGCACGTTTTGCAAGTATAAGTCCTGTCACTGTCGCTGCTACAAGTGCAGACCAGAACCTATTCTCCGCAGTCAAACTAGCTTCAGCGTCTACCCGCGCTTGTACTTCTAACAATAACTTTTTTGCATCTTCTAGGTTGTTCATTAAGTACTGCACATATTCTACACCTGCATGACCATAATTATCCTGCACTGCTGCGGCAAACTTGTCAGTCTCTTCTTTAGTTTCAAAGTGCATACGCTTCACACGGCACTCTAAAATGCGCTGTGCTTCCGCTTTAGGCATGGCCTTAATAATACTTATACGCTCAACGATACTTGTGTTGCCCGTAGTAACAGCAATCAGGCTCCATGCTTCCCCACGATGCCGCTCTGTATTGCTACCACTAGCCATACGACCACGCTGCCTACCACCAGTCAGTTGATATGCAAGATTACTAAGTTCTCTGCCATGCGCGTTGGTCAACTCATCCATGTATAATGGTAAGTTGTGATAGATCTCGCCCCTATTCATCTTGGTGTTGTATGTATCACGTTCTGTAGTAATCAAATCTTCGGGCTTACCCCACACGGAAACCCCTGCTTCCATAGCTGTAGTCTTACCTACACCAGAGTCCTTGCTGTATATATGTAGAGCCGCGCACTTGATTGGTGAGAACTGCATCAGAGGAGAACCAAAAGCCGTGCCTACAACGAACTGGTGCAGTTCAAACCCCTCGCGGTTGTAGAAGTTTATTGTTTCTTTCCACTTCTCCATCGTGCCTCTAGGCTCAAAGGATGGAAATAATCCTGCGGTCTGGCTAGATGGTGGATTAAACTCTATCTTATCTTTAAATATTTCCTGATTACCAAGCACAAAAGAACCACCATCCTCGTCAGTCCAACCGAACTGTCTATGTGCCTGATCCGCAGTGCTGTTAGCTTGTAACTCGTTCACCCATGTTGTTGTATATGACATAATCTCATCCATCTTTGTTACTGCCACGCCTTGCATGGACATATACTTTCGGAACTCTTCTCTAGAAGTAACCGCAGTCAGCGGCAAAGTAAATTCGCGTACGCCATCTTTAGGTAAATGTAATCGCATTACCACAGCTTCACCCAGCTCCACGTCGCGTAGTCTTCTAACAACGTATAAGTCGTTATGGTATATTACTTTCTCGTCAGGATCTCCATCGTTGTTAGTAGTCCTGACATACACCCCACCGTTTGCGCCACGGAAGTATGGACGTGGATATGTGGGGATTACATACTGGTTTACAGGGTTGTTTGGTAAGTTCTCGGCGGGAGCTTCAACAATGTTGTCTTCATCACTAGCCTCGCGCACCCGCATACCCAAAGATATAGGTGATTTTATCTTACCCCAATGAGGACATTCGGTGCATATGCCCGACTCGTATTCGTCAAACGTAGCGCACCGATACGGACCTTTTATAAGGTCTACTTTCTTTTGTGTAGCATCTGCCGTGTAGTCAGGGTGATTCTTTGATATTGCATAAGCCGCCTGATCTACGTCCGTGCAGAACTTGGCTATCGACAGCCCTGCTCTCCACATAGGCTCAGTGCAATCAGCTTGTTTCTTCAGTATGTGTTTTAACTGTTGGCACCCACGCCCTTCCTGCGTCTTACGTATTATCTCCCTAAACGTACTTTCCATATTACTGTTAAGCGTAGTTGTAACCGCATTGTTGCCATCAGGAGTATAACGCTTCGGTACAGGTATGGGATCGTTGCCCAATAGTTCAGAAAACGCATCGAAACCTATGGGCTTTATTGCGGTCTCAAAGAAAAAGTTTACTGCTGTAGGGGGATCATCCTTGTGATTGTGAGTCGTAGGTATGCGCAACACGCGAGCCGCATCAGCAGTGACCGCAGGGTCAGCCAATAGATTGTTATCAGCGCACAGCTTCTTTAATCGTTCTGCCACTGGCAACCAATCGTCCAGACCCACAGGTGCATCCAACATCCAGTACACATGTACACCGCGACCAGAGTTCACCATAACAGGTTTAGGCAAAGACAATTTCTTACAGAAGTGCTTCAGCGCATCAATGGCATCTGGCTGAGTCGCATAATCTTTACTTGCGCCACAGTCCAAATCAAGGAATAACGAGTTTAAGTATTTAACATTGTCTACTTTACGCGACCCTGCTTCGTTGAATGTAGCAAGGGCGTAGTACGCATCGTAGCCTTCCGCATCCATATTTTGTGCGGCATCTATTACCTTATCTATAGAGTCGTAGAATTTTTGTATCCTACGATCATCACGGGTGCGAGAAGCAAAAACACAGTAATGTCCTTCGTTTGCTAACGCCGCCCTTAAAAAAGTTCTTGTTTCCATATCTAACACCAAAACCGAGAGACACTGCGGCAAGGGTGTCGGTACACACCCGATTTAGCCATAGCCTAGCCGCAGTATTTTTGGTGTTTAGTCGTCCCAATCATCTACGATAGAACTTAGATCAGCGCTGCCCTTTTCTGGTGCAGGGGGAGTAGCTTTCTTTACTACCTTCTTCGGCTCTTCTAATGTTGTATCTTCAAAGGGATTGTCGTCTTCTTTTGGACTCTCTTCAAAACCTTTGACTGCACCGAAAGGTGACTGTTCTTCCATAGGCTTAAGGTCGATAACCTGTACTGCGTCTAAACGTAAAGATACCCCAGAACCCATTTGCCCATGATACGGAGTAAATACGATAGAGATGTTAACCGTACTTCCGTTAGTCAGCAAGAAATCATCGTCTAATTTCTTATTAGAAGCAGAATATTGTGCAGGTTTACGAGTAGCTTCTGCCCCATACGCACCTTTTAACTTTGCTTTATGAGTGAATGACCCATCGGCATCCTTCTTAAAAGGCATAGCAAACTTATCAGGCCAATCAGAATTTTCCGCTTGTTTGGCAGCATAAGCAGTTTTCATGTGCTTATATAATTCTTTAGCCTGTGCCTCAGTCATACGAAACTGAAGTGTGTATGATGCACCATCATCAGTTGCATCACATGGCACTGACCGTTTTTCTGCGTTGTCAAACTTGTAGGTGCGGTTAATACGAGGCCACATAGCCTCTACGTTTTCAAGGGTATATTTTGTTTTTACAATTTCAGACATATCATTCTCCCGATGTCTTATTGGTCTTCATCAAGTAGTTCTAGTAGGTCAGCATCTTCGTCCGTTGCTACCTTAGACCCTACCACTTCTTCCTGTGTAAACGTATTTACAACAGGCTCTTCTACAGTCTCAATCTTCTTGTTCGTTAGTGCTTCTGATATATCAGGGATGCAAAATCTGTAGGTGTTACCGACACGAATGTAGGTGTCCTGCGGAATTTGATCCTGACGAACCCAAGCACGGATTGTAGACACAGAAACACTAAAGTGTTTAGCCACATCTTCAATAGGTACGTATTTTGGTTCCATTATTTCTTCCTCACAGCTATTGAGTATTCAGAGTCTATGTTCAAGCCTTCTGGCTTTGACTCAGGGTTTTCTTCTAGGAACTGTTTAAAATTTGTCTGGTTCAGACGTTTTTCTAGTAACTCTGGGACTCCATGCTCCATAATAAACGCGTGCATTTTTTCCCAATCGTTTGTCCAGAACCTTTGTCTTGTAGACCTATAAAATAATCCCTCAGAAGTTCTTACACTCTCGACACCATGCGCATTGCAGTAGTCGAGTAGTCCTTGTTTTACCCTATCTAATTGACGAGACAGGGTAGAATCTTTTTCTTTAAATTCTGCTGACAACTTTGCTCGTTCATCACGAATCTTTAAGTATGTCTTGGTCAGCTTTTCTGCGGTAACACCACTCATACCGTTCTCCTTAATCTTATTGTTTCATACAATATAGTGACGGTATGTGTGTTAGTCAAGTAGTTCTTTATAAAGGTCGATCATTTTTGTGTGTACGTCTATTCTGTTATCTAACAGTGTGTAAACACGTTTCTCTACGGGTGATCCGTGAAGCTGAACAACAGTGCATTTGTGTTTCTGTCCTGACCTGTGGACGCGAGCGTTAGCCTGTGCATACGTTTCTAAAGAACTAGTCGGCCCCCACCAGACGACAGTATTCGCTGCTGTTAACGTGACACCATGTGCAGCAGATTGGGGCTGGATAACAAGCACCCTTGGATCAGGTGTAGTTTGAAAAGTTTTAAATATTTGTGTGCGGTTCGGTGCAGATACGTCACCACGAATTACCTCTGTGGTAATGCCATCCTTGCGTAGTTTTTCTGTAAGTATATCAATCGCATGTTTGAATGGTACAAATACCAAAACCTTCTGGCTGGACTCGTCGATCACTTCGCGTAACACTTTGTAACGGTGTGATATGTCGAACTCTAACACATCACTGTCGTCTGTATACACAGCACCTGCCGATATTTGCAGTAGCTTACTCATAACCACAGCGGCATTTACAGCGGTGATTTGTTCACCTGTAATCTGCATGACCAGCTTCTTGCGTAGTTCTTCGTAGTATTTCTTTTGTTGTCTGGTAAGTTCAACCTCACGCTTTACATACACCATATCAGGCAGATCAAGGCACTCATCCTTGGTAAAACGTATGGCTGGTTGCAGTGCGCGAAACACAGTGTCGGTTGCTGTCTCTTTGGGTATCCACTTAAAGTTGGATATCTTAATCATAATCTGGTCGCGAAAAGAACTAGCAAATCGTGGCACAGATGTTGGGTTAACCAGCTTTGCCAAACCGTAAGCATCCAAAGGACTCTGTGCGGCTGGAGTACCAGTCATCATCCACAACCATGTATTCGGGTTCATAACTTTACTAAGAGTCTTCCAACGGTTTGTCTGTGCGTTCTTATAGTGTGTGGCTTCATCAACGATAATCAAATCAAACCCACCATTAGCTATATCGTCAGCTACAATCGCCACACCATCATAGTTTATGATTACAAAATCCGCGCCTTGTTCAATTATCTCTTTACGTTTTTTACCACTACCATAGGCCACGTCTACAGTTCTATGCGGCGCAAATGTAAACAAGTCATCACGCCATGCACTATCCATAATCGAGAGCGGGCAGATAACTAACACTCGTTTAATTATTTGTTTATTAAGTAAAAAATCTGCTGCCCATATAGCACTGGCGGTCTTACCCGTACCCTGCTCGTTAAAACAAAAGGACTTTCTATGCAGCGTCAGGAAGGCAGAGGTAGTTTTCTGGTGTGCGAAAGGCTCATGGCTTCCAGTCCATTGATATTGTTTTTCTATTGGTGAAGGTGCTTGTATGTTTAAGTTCTTAAGCACTTGTGTTTCATCAACGCCCCACTTAACCACAACCTTGTTATCAGGTAGGGCTTTGCTTTTGGGTATAACTTCCGTTACTTGTTGTGGGTTCCGCAACCGCAACAACAAGGCTCTACCGTTTTCAATAATCTCCACTGCGTTCTCCTTGTTAGTGAGTCACTAACTTTTACTTTTTCTTTTTATAATTGCGGCTGCGGTTTTTCTTTGGGCTTTCCAGCTTTGTACCGTCTTTATTACTACCGCCTTTACTTAATGCTTTCTTGTGGCTTACATCTTTGCCTTTGCGCTTAACGCCTTTCTTATCATACGCACGTCTTGCACGTTGGCGTTCCATTCTGTCGGGATGCTCCCCACGCTCTTTTTGTTTCTCATACTCTTTTTTATACGGTCTTGGTTTTTTGGTGTAGGGCATCTAGTTGCTCCCGTTGTGAACACACTCCAAAACAACACAGTGTCGCTTGCATAACCCACTGGGGTGGGCGTTCCAGACGTTTTTCTCATGCGCTGTTTCCATGCGTTTATAGTTAGCCAACCACTTAGCCCAAAGAACTGGCATCATATCTCTGGTGTAAGTGTCCTTAACAAGGTTTCTAGATACAACAAACAGAAGCCCTGCCATAACCTTATTGACTTCGGGGAAGTGTTTGAACGTGGCTAACGCCATTAATTCTAACTGCCCCTTATCCGCATACTTGGCTGATTTACTAGTCTTGTAGTCCACCACCCTAGCAGTATCTCCGTCCATGATAACCAAATCTGCGATGCCGCGCCACCAAACTTTCTTGTCAAAGAAGCCACATGGCTCAAGGTTCTCATCCAGACCCATCTTTATTTCACATAACTTGTTACCACGCTTGGCTTTAAGACCGTCAAGAGCTG